ATGGGCACCATTCGAGAGCGAGAACGCCGCGACGGATCGATCGGCTATACAGCCCAAATCATCTTGAGGCGCAAGGGAAAGCCGACCCATCGAGAGGCGGCCACCTTCGACAGACGCGGCGGTGCCGTCGCGTGGATGAAAAACCGCGAGGCCGAGCTCAAGCAACCTGGCGGCATCGAGAAGGCGAAGATCCGCGGCATCACGGTTGGCGAGACCATCGACCGCTATGTCGAGAGCAGCGTCAAGAAGATCGGCCGCACCAAGGCTCAGGTGCTGCGGTCTCTTAAGAAGTATGACATTGCCGACATTGAGGCGTCCGAAGTCGCGTCGGAAGACATTGTGCGCCTAGCCCAACAGCTAGGGCAATCAATGAAGCCGCAGACCGTCCAGAACTACCTTTCCCACCTCGGGGCGGTGTTTGCGATAGCGAAGCCAGCATGGGGTATCCCGCTGGACGCAGAAGTCATGAAGGGTGCTTTCTCGGTCACAAAACGATTGGGCCTCACCGGCAAGTCCGAAAAGAGGGAACGGCGCCCAACGCTAGACGAGCTCAACGCGCTCATGACCTTCTTCTACGAGCGTCGTGTGCGCAGCCCAGAAGCAGCGCCTATGCACAAGATCATCGCCTTTGCGATTTTCTCGACCCGTCGGCAAGACGAGATCGTGCGTCCACTGTGGTCTAACCTCGACGAGGATGGTAGCCGAGTCCTTATCAAGGACATGAAACATCCCGGCCAGAAGATCGGAAACGATGTCTGGTGCGAGCTCGTCCCCGAAGCCCTATCGGTCATCAGGACGATGCCCAGAACGCAGGGGCCGATCTTCCCGTATACGGCGGACGCGATCAGCGCGTCCTTTACCCGGGCGTGCTATGCGCTCGGCATCAACAAGCCGGAAATGGAGGATGAAGACCGCCTTCACTTCCATGATCTTCGGCATGAAGGTGTATCGCGACTCTTCGAGATGGGCTGGAGCATTCCACGCGCGGCCGGCGTCAGCGGGCACAGGTCGTGGGCTTCTCTTCAGCGTTATACCCACATAAGGCAAGTCGGCGACAAATATGCGAACTGGAAATGGCTGAAAATCCTAACGGGTGAGACGCCGTGCTAGGCCGGATGCTTAAAATTTGACATCAGTATTCGAGACCGCGCTACCTCGCTTGAAGCATGCGCTCATATGCCCTATTGCTGGTGATTGGGCGTAGTAACCCGGACCAATGATATCGCTGTCGCCTCCCCATTTCCGGGAGCGATTCCGCGTATTGAGCGGACAGTGAAAACGCATCTGAGCGTCGCAGATGCGAGCGGGCGTGCTTGGCGGCATGGCTCCGTACTCGGCCTTTTGGCCGGGGGCGGTCGTGCTGTCCAAGGGAAACCTAAAAGCGTCCGGCCTGTCTCATTGGCAGGTTACTACCCCCCGGCTGGCGGCAGCGGCCGGGTAATGACGACAACAGGGAATGACGTGGTAGTTGCGGTTGTTGGTGTAAAAACTTTACTGATTACGGCGGGCGAAACTCAAGAACTGACGCTAGAAGAGGATGCTAGTCGTGCGAGCGCATATATTAGAATTGCGATCTCGGCGACAATCGAACACCTCATCGAAATGCTCGACAGGATGGACGGCGATCCCGACCTTGAACCTGAAGAGGACTGCGGCATTGATGACGTTGCTCACGACGGATATGCCCCGACCGATCGACCTCTGGAGGAGGTAGACGGCTGAGACTACCGGCGGTGCTTGTGCTCATAGATCTCGCGTTTGAGCTCTAGGTACATGGCAGCCAGGTCAATCTGGGCGCCGCAAGCGATGCCAGCTTGCAGCGGCAGAACGTTTACGTGCTCGCAGCCTCGCCAGGTCGCTATCGCCCGGGCGAGGCCGGGTAGCTGGAAGTCGGCGCCGAACTGCTTCACCAGCGTCGACGTCCTGTATCTTCCGCGCCGCGGGCAAACGCTGCAGCGGACGTAGAAACGCCGTTCGGTAGCAGTTCCGATGGTGAGCGGGTCGTCAGCCATGGCGCGAACCGCGGCGCAAAATGGGGTCGATTCCGCTGTAGCCAAATTCCTTTGCCTCGAGGATGATCCGGATGCCATGCTTGAGGACGATCTCCCTGCCCTTTCGATCCGGCAGCACGGCGAAGAACGCGGCGCGTGCCGCCGTGAAATTCACGCTGAGTGCGATGTGCTCGTAGATCTTGTCGCCCTGCAGCTCGACGACGTGCCAAGGAAATTCGCCATAGGGAAGGATGCTCATGGCGAGAACCTGCCACGAGAACAAATAGAGAACAAGCCCTACGAACGCCGGCGCGGTCTCACCGCAGCGACGCGCTGCAGGCCTTCGATCATCGCCTCGGCTCGCTGTTCCGGCCGCGGCATGAGAACTGCATCCTCGTTGGGCAACGCCGCATCCAGCCCGAAGAGCTCGTTGATCGCATCCCAGAGCATCCTGAGCGCGGCATCATAGGGCTCGACCGCCTTGGCGTGCTCGCTTTGCTCATGCATTTCACCGCTCCTCAACCTTCTTCGCGCCATTATGGGCGCATGGAAAAGCGACCGGTACAGGGAAAACGCAGCAAGGTTGTGCCCGGTGACGAGGTCATTCTGCGCGCCACTGTTACGCGGGTCGTCGACGAGGAAGTCACCGTCGAGGTACGCGGCTGGTCCTTGAGTCGGATCACGCTATCGGTCGACCGCGTGGAAAAGGTGCGCTGAAACGCAAAAAGCCCGGCCCCGCCGAAGCGAGACCGGGCAAACTGTTTTGAGAGATAGAGGCTAGTGCGTGATCTGGTCGAGCGGGACGCCGAGATCGCCGGCGAGGCCGGTGAGGATGTTGCCGAGACCATACAGGAATTCCGCCGGCATGCTCTTGCCAGCGTAGTAGGCGCACATCCCCGTCGGGTTGAAGGTGGAGAGACCCGCCATGGCGCGCTCAACCCCGTTCGGCACCGCCGTCGAGACCGCAGCGGCACCGTTGATCAGCATCGTCTGGTTGCGAATGCCGAACTGGCTGGCGCTGTCCTTGCGGAACGACACCGAGTTGCCGCGGCTGTCGCTGTTCGAGGCGGTGCTCGTGGTGGCCGAGTTGATGCGTGCCGTGAACGTGTTCGACGTCGTGCGCGGCACCTGCGACAGACCGGGAGTGCTCTGCACCAAGTTGCCGATGTCAGCGGCGTCCGACTGCGCGTTCTCGTAGTGATACGCGCCGATGAGCATATCGTTCAGGCTGGTCACGCCCGGCGACGTGTTGGGATTCCACGCGTTTTCCACATAGCCGGCGGTGCCGTCGCCCTTGAACCCCTTGTAGGGCGTAAAGGTCACGATCCCGTGGATCGTCAACGCCGGGTGGCGCCCAGTAACATCGATAAGGCTGGCCTGCTGCGAGCCGAGCATCAGGAGATAGAGGAATTCGAAGTTGGCCCAGAAGCCGGCGTCATTGATGTTGCGGATCGCCTCGTCGATCGCCTTGATATTGGCGAGCGGCTCAGGCGTTGTGAACTGAGACACGTAGGACGAGGTCACCGTCGACTTGGCGAATTGCTTGCCAATGAACCCCTTGGTTGGCGACCATAGGTAGCCGCGGCAGTTATGGCCGTTCTCGATTCCCGAGGTCGACGAGCCAATCGTCTCGCACCAGATAAACGCCGCATCATCGGTGCCAAACTTGACCTCCGAGATCTGCGAAAGCGCATGCTCGCGCCGGCACGAATGGATGACCGATGCTGCGCCCCACGTGCCGCTCGGCGAGCGGACAGCCTGATTGATGTCGCCGCCCTGAGCATGGGAGCCCGACGTCGCGGTGATCGGCACCGCAACGGATGGCGTCGTGAAGAGCGCGTCGAGCGAGCCATCGGCACGGAACCGGATAGCCACAGAGGTGCACGAGATATCCGTCGAGCCGATCTTGACCGGCGAGCCGAGCGTCGGGGTGCCGCGTGCGAAGCCGGTGATCGACAGGGTATTGATGTCTCGAGCGTTGCCCGAGCTCAGGCCGTCCAAATAAATGATGACCAACTCGTCGGTCGTCGAGTTGTAAGCGAAGGACTGGACCTGCCCTTCCTTTAGGCTGTCGGTCTGATCGACGACGCGGAAGCTCGTATTGAGCTGTGTCAGCGTCAGCGGCCAGGAGCCGGATGCCACGTTCACGCTATGGTCGAAATTGTAGATCTTGCCGGCGGAGACGTCGAACCGGACGACGAAGCAATCGCGGCGCAGGGTATCGGCCGCATTGGCGCGGGTGATGACCGCGACGATCTCGTTTCCGATCTCCTCGCTGTGTCCCCAGTAGCAGCGGCTGTCGTCGCCGAGATCGATGATCTTGGTGCCTGTCGTGCTACTCCAGGTCGGAACGCCGCTCACCAGCGAGCTGGTGGCGCTGAAATAGCCCTCGTAGCGGTTGTTCGGGATGTCGGCTTCGCGCCAGAGCGCGTAGAGCTTATGGGCGACCTGCGCGGTGTTGAAGTAATGCAGATGCGGATAGGTGCCGAGCGTGGCGATGGTGCCGCGATCGGTGAAGGTCGACAGGTCGCCCGGCGTCGACGTCGAAGCGACCGTGATGGGGCCATTGTGGGTTCGGCCGGCTGAATAGAGATAGCCGTCCTTATCCTTGGCGTTGCTGGGGCCGCCGTGATTGTCGGTGCCGCTGGCATGGTCGCCGACTGTGTACGGGCTGGCGAATACGCCTCCCTTGCACGTGGACAGCTTGGTCCGAAGCTTCGACGTGCCGTAGTTGTAATCCATGATGGGCAGGACAACTCGGCCATCGTCGAGCTTGATCGCCGGCGGATGCGTCGCTTCGGGATAGCCGTAATTGAACGCGTTGATCGAGGTGTAATACGGCGTGGTATCCCAAGCGCCGGGTCCGCCCGGGCCGCAATCGAACCCGATCCCAATTCCCACGCCGAGCGACATCAGTAGCCGCCCTTGATGCCGGTTGCCGTCGTGCCGGTGGCGTAGATTCGCTTGGCGCGGAGCGCGAACCACTGGTTGGCCGGCACGGCCGGGTAGACGAGGCCAGTGCCGACGCCGACCATGTCGACTTTCACGTCGCCCGAAACGGCGAGGTAAATGGCGCGGACGGAGTTCGGGAGGTCCTGAGTGTCGCTGGGCGTCACGTCAAAAGCATTGGCGGGAGGCGAAACGAGGCTGCCCGCATACCCTGCAAAGGGGTCGGTCATCGTGATCTCCGATGTCGATGGATGGAAGCGGCCGCCGGGACGTGCCCAGGCGGCCACTGGCTCATTTTTGAGCCGCTGGTATGCTCGGCCGTTACGCCGTCGGTGCCGGCTTCTCCGCCTTGATGAAGTTGAGGTAATATTCCTCGCCGACTTCGAACGCGTCGAACAACGCCGGGTTGGCGATTGTCAGCTCGAGGCGGCCGCTCGGCGACCAGCGGGCGTAGCTGTTGTTTTCGTCGCTGCCATCGGCGGGGTAGCTGTCGCTGCGGGCCACCGCATACATGACCAGCGTCTGCTGCGTGATCGGACCTTCGCCGCGGGGATAGGTATTGATGTCGGCAACGCGCATCTTCGCGCGCATTTTCGCCGGCTCGGCAATCTGCGTCATGACTCTCTCTTCTTGATTTCCCGGAACCGCCGGGTGTTCGGTCAGGCGACGAGCGCCAAAACTTTCGCCTTGAGATCGGCAAGGCTGCCGTCGTTGATGATCTCGACATCGGCGGCGATTTCAGCCTCTGCCGCGTCGGTCATCATCCCGGTCGGGCCTTGATGGCCCGGTCGGATAATCCGCACGATCGTCCCGCCAGCGGCTCGGAAGCAGTCGGCCTCGTAGACGACGGACTCGACGATGATCGACTTGCCCGGGCATGCGGCGCGCACGCGGCGCAGCTCCAAGCCCAAGGTCCACTCCGGGCCGAGTGTCGTGCCCATGAACTTGCCGAAGATCTCGAGGAAATAACGTGGCGTCTGGTTGTCCGGCAGCAATGGCGATGGGACATCGCGAAGATCGCCGTGCACCATGCGGTGGGCGACATCCTCGCTGGCGCCGAGGTGGCGGAAGTAGCCAACTGCGGCCGCCTTACCGCCCTCGAACGCATGGCATTTGATGAACCCGAGCTCCTGCAGCCAGATGGCGCTCTCGGATTTACCGACGTGGCGGCGGCCGGTGAGGCCGATGATCTGGCTCAAAGCCCAACCTCCTTGGGATCGAGGTAGAGGATGGGCTTGCCCGCCAGCGTAAAGGTGTCGATCTCGTCGTTGAGGCCGACGGATTCACGCCAGCCCTCCATCTTGAGAACGATCATCGCCGAGGCGCCGACCATCAGCGGATGGTCCTGAGCGCGCCAGAACGTCCAATCCTTGTTGTCGAGGTGGCCGACCTTGCCGATGCCGTGGCTATGGGCGATCGGGCAGAAGATGCGGACGCCGGCCAGCATCAGGTTGGCGGCGGCGAGTTGCACTTGGCGACAGGCCTCGTCGAGGCCGGCCGGGAACTTGGAATAGGGGCTGCCCAGATAGACGTACCCGGGCAGTTCGGTGATCGACTCGAGCGTCGGCTCGCGGCCGCAGCGCATCGGGCGCGTCATTGAGATATCGCCTGCTTCCCTGTCCATCAGGTGGACATTCCGGCAGGCACGCGGACACGGGGACGTTCCGGCTGGTGCGGATCCTCGAGGACAACCGGGACGCGCTCCCGAAGGCCCCACTTCTCGTGGATCAGCGCCAGCCACTGCATGGGCGGCTCAGGCACGCCGCGGATGCGGACGGCGTATTCCGAGTAGCCAACCATGGAGCCGTTCGCGAGGACCGTCCCGGGGTTGCTCGACGTGTGGTAGTGGGCGGTAAGAATGATGTCGTAGCGCTCGCCGGCCGCGAAGCCCGCCAGCTTCACCTTCTTGCCGCCACGGACGATGGGCAGCTCAGGGCCAGCGAAGCCCTGCCCGCCGCCGGTGCCCATGCTGTCGCCGTGGGTCTGCAGGATCGACCAGCCGAAGATCGAGAACAAGATATCGGGGCCGGACGAGAGATTGATGGTGATCCGGCTATCGTTGGCGAACTGCCGGGTCAGGATGTTGCCGACCATCGTGTCGTAGGAGAGGGCTGCCATGCGCTTGGCATGCGTCTTCTCAGTCGATCGCCCGTGGTTGCCCGGCGTAACTGTCACCAGTACCTGCCCGAAGCGGTCGGCGATCTGCAGGATGCCGGCTGCAATCTCATCCGTGGCCAGCGCCACCTGCTCGTGCGCGGTCAGGGCATTCGTGCGGCGCAGTTCGTCATGGATATCGCCGCTGATCAGGTCGCCGTTGAGTGCAACGACAACGCCCTGCAGGTCGCAGTCCGCCGACCAGCGCGGCAGGATGTTGATCGAGGCCGCGATCATGCGGCGGAACCGACGCTGGAAGATCTCCGGCGAGTAGGCGTTGATCCCGCCAGTCTCCTCAGCGCGCACAACCTCGCCGACGTGAAGGTCGGAGAGGTGAAGCAACCCCACCGCGCGCCGCGTGCGCCCGGGCACCGGAAGCGCCCAGTCGGGAATATTCAACGGCCGAGCGAACATGCCCGACATTTCCCGGAGGATATGATCCGAGTCCGCGGCCTGCTTCTCGAGCGTCGCCGCCTTGCGCCGCCAGAATGCTGCGTCACGAATCTCAATGGGCGATGGCGCTTCCGCCGTCTTCCCATCGAGGTTGATGCCCCGGCCTACCGGCGGCAGCTCGCCGCGCTCCCGCATTTCACGAGCGATACGCTGCACTGTTCCCGCCGTGACGCCTAGAGAAGTGGCGACTGATACTGACGAAGGCGCTGTTTTCAGCGCAGCCTTGATCGCCTCTCGCTCTTTCGGCGAAAGGTGTTTGCCTAGAGTTGGCATGAGTCCTCACAATGGACAGAAGAAGGGGGCGAGCGCCGGTGGCGCCCGCTTAGGTGGTTGTCTTCGCCGCTCTGGTGCGGGCGCTGCTCACTCGCCGCCGGCGGCGCTTGAGGGCCTCCTCCTCGAGCTCCTTGATGCGCATTCGCTGAAGCGACTCTTGGATTTCGTCCGCGCGCTCGCGCTTCTCGCGGTCCTCGATCAGGAGCTTCAGGAACTCTGCCTGTTGGGCAGCGATCGCGGTGAGGGCACCAGCCGTCGTCAGGATGGCGCCCTCGGTCTTCATCTCCTGCTGGATGAGTGCGTCGACGCTCTTGGTCAGATCCCGGATTGGCTGCAGGTCGGCGAAGGTTGTTGGACCGCCGATGAACATCTCTCTCGAGTCAGGTGTCTCGCCTCGAAAGCTTCGAGCGAAGCGCTGCCAAAGGATGATTGAGCCGCCGATACCAACGCCGAAAGTGACAACGACCTGGAGGGCCGCCGGCAGGCTCTGGAAGATGTCAGCTAGCCCCGACGTTGCTTCTGCCATGTCGATGCGCTCGCAAAGTGTCCCCGCTTTCCGCCACGACGTAATAGGCCGTGAAGAATTCGATTATGAACGGGAAGGGAAAGGTGAAGGCGGCTAGGGACGCTGCGGGGAACGCCGACAAAGCGACAAGGAACCACCCGAACCCGCAAAGGAACGATGTGACGCCTCGAACGACCGGCGAGTATTGGGCATAGATCGTGTTGGAGAAGGTGCCGTTGACTGTGAGAGCAACGAGCCGCCATCCTCCAAAAAACACCATAAGGGCGCCGAACACCCAATCGGCATGGAAGATGGCGGCCAAGATGTTGAAGCTGCCGGAGGTAGTGGAGAAATTGTCGGCGGGATCGAGGATCAGCTTGGCGCCCCACGCTACCGCCCAAACCCCCATGATCCATTCGAGGTAACGCAGCGGGAAGTGGCGGACGACTCCCCGCACGATGCGCGCGTAAATGCCGAAGTTCTTATCGGGATGCTGCATTGGTCTTCTCCAGCAGCGTGGCACGGTTGTCGTTGAAGGCGGCGCACCCCCTGCCCTGCTGGTTGGCAAGGTCGATCTGATGATCGTCGAGATGCAGGATAACGACAGGATCGTCGCCGAGCTTACGCTTGGCCTTCTCAATGTCTTTCCAGCAAGTCGGCGGCTGAAGATCGAGATGGATACCAGCATTGGCGCGGCCGAGATCATCGGCCGCCTGCGTCAAGGGGTCAGTGGTCTTGCACCCCACCAAGGAAATCGAGATCAGACTGATTGAGGCCGCAAACAGTAGTGCGCTGCGGACCGGCCGGATTAGCGGCATCGTCGGCTTTCTTTTGAGCTTCATAGCGGTTGATGTCCTTGTCCATCGCCTCGAGCGCGTCGGCATTCGCGGCGTCGTCCTTGGCTTTTTGCTCCTGGTATTGACGCTGAGCCGTGGCCAGCGCCGTTGACTGAAGCGATGCTTGCGCTGCCTGCGCAGCATCCGCAGCGCGCCGGACCTCGACGGTCAGGGTCGCAGTCGCCTCTCTCTTAAGGGCCGGATCGTGGATAAACGTCAGCCACGCCGACCCAATGCCACCGGTCAGCACTCCGCCACCGGCGAGGCCGATGACGAGAACGAGGACGGCGGGGATTGCTTTGAGGATGGTCAGCATCAGTTCACCGCCACGATCCAGTTGGTGGGGATCTGGCCTTCGCAGACCTGGCGCTCCTGCCCTCGGCGGAACGTCAGCCCGGGAATCGCGCGGACGTGACCTCGCGGGCCGGCCTTGTCGTAGAGGGAGATCGCTGCGCAAGCCTTCGGGAAATTGCCGGCCTTGGCATTCGAGGCGATCGACGACTTGCAGAACGTCGGCACGCCGATATTCCAAGCCAGGCTCACGAAGCTGGCTTGAACGGGGATGGTGAGTACCGGCCGGGTGCAAGCGAGGACGGCGGAGTTGGTCGCGCGAACCTCGGCAGCCGTCTCAGTGTCGCATTCGGCCTTGGTGTAGTGGTGGCCGAATTTCGGATGGGCCGTCAGGCCGTCGCAATACGTATAGGGCGCGCCATGGCTGACAGGGTCAGGGTAGACCTGCAGCACTGCTTCGCCGTTCGGGCTTTCAAAGCCAGTTATCAAGAAGCCGGCGAGCCCAAGCGCGCCAGCCCCGAGGGCGGCGATGTGCCGACCCTTGATCTTGATCGCCATCAGACAATTCCTTTTGAGCGAGGATGCGGGACCAGAAGGCGGCTGCGTCGATCGCGAAGCCCGCGACCGGCAGCACCCACCACCAGCGCGGTGGCAGCAAATCTGGTTTGAGGAAGCCGACCGCGGCGGACGCGCCGTTGAACAGGCCGGCAATAATGATGAAACGGATGCTCCAGGCGTGCCGAAGCACCCGGCGCCAGTCGGCGGCGAGTCTCATGAGGGACGCTCCGTGTAAGTATTCTTAGGTCGCGTCGGCCGATTGATTCGTCAGGGCTAATCCGTATATGGATTGGCTTGGAGCGCCTGCAGGTGCTCTGGGGCGTGGAAACCCCGCATCTGACGGTCTAATAGGACCGAACTACGCGCTCCTCGATCTCTGTCGGGGAGGCATTGACGTATATTGACAGGGCTGCCGCGCCTCGTGCTCGGCCGTTTTCTGCAAGGTCAATGCGGACCTCATCAGATGCGGTCTTTCCAACTCCCCGACAGATCGAGCGAGAAGGAGAGCGCATGAAGTTTATTTCAATCCTGATGACTGTGTTTGCCCTGATGATGGGGCCCGCCCTTGCGGGTGACGTTCACGACTGGTCGGGCGGCTATATCGGCGTCCACGGCGGCTATGCTTGGGGCAGCGCATCGGTAAGCGATACCTCGCCGGGCGTCGTCCCGGGCCCGTTCAACTATCCGGTCGCCGGAGCCCTTGGTGGCGTACAGGCCGGGTACAACTTCCAGACTGGCAATATCGTCTTCGGCCCCGAAGTTGACGTCGGCTATGCCTCGGCCTCCGGCTCCGGCGTTATCGGCTCGTCTCACGCCGCGTCGCATCAGGACTTGACGCTTAGCGGAGGTGCCTATGCAGATCTCACGGGGCGCCTCGGCGTCGGTTTCGGCAATACTCTGCTCTATGCCAAGGGCGGTGCAGCTTTATATGGCGGCCGCGCTCTTCAGCAGACCACGAACCCCAACTACGTCGGAACGCCGGCCGATGGCTTCCTCGGTTGGGTTGCCGGAGTCGGGCTCGAGCAAGCGTTGACCGAAAATGTTAGCGTCAAGGTCGAATACGACCACTACGGCTTCGGAACCGGGCATGGATACCAGACCGCAATCGCGGCCGACCCGCCGACGCCGGCAGGATACAAGTTCGACAACTGGACGAACCTCGGGTTCGACACCGTCAAGGTCGGCTTGAACTGGAAGTTTTAGCCCGTCGCCGCGATTTAACCGGCGCGCCAAGGTGCGCCGGTTCGGCTTCGACGCCCGACAGGTCGTGCCACCCGATGCCCCAGAGGCCATCGAGCCTTTTGAAATAGCGTTCGTATTTGGCGCCAACGACTTCAAGTGAGTAACGCTCGACGACATGCTTCCGGATAACCGAAGAATCGAGTTCTGGCGCGCGCTTTGCGGCGTCGACGAACTCTCTAAGCGTGTGACACCGGAAGCCTGTGACTCCGTCGACGACCGTTTCGGTAAAGGCTCCCCAGTCCGTGGTGATGACCGGCGTGCCGCAGGCCATGGCCTCGATCGCGACGTTGCCGAACGGCTCGATATAGCGCGTGGGCACGAACACTGCAGTCGCGCCGGCCATCAGTCGACCTCGCTCAACCGGCCCGACGACTCCCCGATAGTCGGCGCCAGCCGGAGGCGCGCCTGGACCGGCAAGCACAAGATGGGCACCCAACGCGTTGCAGGCATCGATCGCGATCTGGAAACCCTTGCGCTCGACGAGGCGCCCTATGAAAAGGTAATAGGGTTTGGCTTGTGCCGGCTGATCACCCTTGAATGGGAAATCGGCAGGGTCGAGGTAGCCCGGGATCACGGCATCGTACCATTTGCCGTCACCGTCGGTCGGACTTCTCGCGGCGGCGCCGTAGTGGGTATGCATCCAGGCGTAGCTCTCGAAAACGCGGTATGGCGCGAATACGCCACCGTAGCCCACGCCCCATTCGACAGCCGTCATGCCAGGCAGTGCATCCGCCACCTGCTTTTGAGCAAGGCCGCCGATCAGGCACAGGAAGTCGTGGGGTTGACGGCGTTCGATGATCCCGGCGATCGCACGGTAGTTGAACGTCTGCCAATGAGGCAGCAGGTAGTCGAAACTGGCCTCGACATAGGGTTTGTCGCCGACGATCTCGGCACGCTTGGTCTCGCTGACGCAGGTGATCAGTTCGGTGCAGGGTGCGTCGTTCTGCTCGCCGGCGTAGAGGAAGACCTCGTGACCGCGCGCCATCATCATCTTGCAAAAGCCGACTACCTTGTTGGTGTAGGCACAGGCCGAGAACGCCGATGTGGTTTGGGTATGCGGCAACGCTACGACGTGAAAACGCATGCAGATTCCTCTGGAGAACGCGGGAAGCCTTGCGACTGCAAGGTTTCGGAAGGGAGGCCTATTGCCTGATGCTGGAATATACTAAGGTATACGCGTCGAAACGACATAACCCGGGGCGAACCAAACTAATGAATAAGCTCGTCGAGGACGGCGCGGCAGATCGGAACGACGCCGAGTCGCAAGGGTACGACGAGAAGACTGCGTTCGCGAACACGGTCCCATTTAGCTGGCGACCCGGCGAGCCAATGAGCCCCGAGGAACTTGTCGCCTTCGAGCGGTATCTGAAGATTTTGGACGACGCCGTGGCTGCAGCAAAGCAGAGAGAAGTCGCCCAAAAGGGCTCCTAGTAAAACATCATCAGCATCGAGTTGACGATTGGCACGTAGGTGACAACAACGATGCCTTTCGCCCCCGTTGCGGGAGAGTTGCCGCCACCGCCGCCGGCGCCATATAGCGCCGCAACACCGCCGGCCTTGCCATTTCGAGAGCCGCCGCCGCCGCCGCCGGGACCATGACTCGCGTCGAAATCGGTACCGGCGCCGCCTGCTCCGCCGACACCGCCTGCGCCGGAAGTGTCACCGTGACCGCCGCCGCCGCCGCCATTCGAGCCCGCGCCGCCCGCAACCGAACTTGTGCCCGCGGTTCCTCCGCCGGTGCCTGCGGAGTTGTTGCCGCCGGCTGTACCGGTGCTGCCGGAATTTGATGCACCGCTTGCAGAGGCGCCCCCGGTGCCGCTTCCGCCGCCGCCGCTTCCGCCGCCGCCGCCACCATTCGAGACGTTGCTGCTCGAGCTATTGCCTCCGGCGCCGCCGGGACCGTTTGGACCTCCGGCACCCCCGCCGCCCGAGCCGCCTGCGGTATTGTTGCTGCCGGTGCCACCGTTGCCGCCGCTGTTGCGGACGGTTCCGACACCGCTCGTGCCTACACCACCGCTGCCGGCCGTCAGAACTGATGCGCTGGTTCCACCTTTGGAACCCACCGACGAAGCCGCCAGGGAAGCGCCGTTGAACCAGCTGTCCCCCGCCGTATTGCCTACTGAATAGCTGGCGGTTCCACCGGGTGTCAGCGTGATATTTGAGGTCGAAGAATATGCGCCGCCGCCGCCGCCGCCGTTGCCGGCCGCTCCCGAGATGCCGCCAGTCCCTCCGCCTCCTATCGTCTTCCCGGAATTGAGGGCGTTGTTAGTCCAATCGAGTGGAACCGAATAACTGCCGGCCCCGGTGGTGGTCAGAAATGTGACTGACGTGGCGGCGTAGAGAACCGGCACTTCGCCGAAAATGTCGGGATGCCAAAACGATGGCCACGTCTCCACGGGGAGAGCGGCGATCGATGGCTCACTGATGATCGAGCCGGTGATCGCGGCGAAGAGAAACGCGTCGGCGTCCTCGCGATCGTCGAACCATCCCCGCCACATGACTTCGCGCGTATCGGGATGAAGCGCGTCGATATGCCATCTGGTCTGATCGGCCGTATCGCTGCAGCTTCGCCGCTGCGAACCCCACATCCAGTCCTTACGCCGCATCGGCATAAAAACGCCGCGGCTAACTGGCCGGTTTTTGTCGGGAAGGATGATCATTGCTGCACCACGGCAACGACGTCCCACACGCTATCGGCGGCGTTGTAGATGCAGCCTAGATAGAGCGTCTTGCTGATGACGGTTGTGGTGGGGAGCGTGACACCAACGGCCCGATAGATCGCGTTGAACGCCAGCGATTGTGCAGTCCCGGAGTCCTTGACCCGGATGATCAATTTTTGCCCATCCACAGGGGATCCGGTTGGCGCCGCGATGGTGGCGCCGGTCGCGAGAGCGGTAATTTCAAATTGATCATAGCTAGTGGTCGGCGTTGGCGCCGAGGAGCTGCCGGTCGCGCCGATGCGGGGCAACGGAGAACCGGACGGGCCGGTTGGTCCCGTGGCTCCGGTGACGCCGGTAGATCCCGTCGCGCCAGTGATGCCCGTGGCGCCGACACCAGTTGGCCCCGTGGCTCCTGTCACGCCGGTGGGCCCGGTGGCCCCGAGATCGCCGGCGCGATTGAATTCCAGAAGGAGCGCGTCGGCATTCGCGAAGGGATTCGCTGTTGATGACCCCACATTGGCGACCGTGATGTTCTTGTAGCCGGTCGGTGACGCCAAGGCCGAGATCGAGAACAGCAGATAGGCCGTTGGATCTGTCTTTTTCGAGAGGCGGATATGACCCTTTACGGTGTTGGTCGACGCCGCCAGGGTGCCGAGCACCGAGGTCCAATCCGCTCCAGCACTATCGAGCAGATCGGCGCGAATAGTCGTGGCCGTGTTCTGCGTCGCGTTGTCGAGCCGCAAATTTCCGTTGCCTGGATCGGCATCGGTGGTCGTCGTCGAAAACGTATAGGCGATCGTCACCGCCCCGCCCGGAACGCCTGTCGGGCCGGTCGGGCCGGTGACGCCGGTTGGCCCGGTGGCACCAGTAGGGCCGACGACACCTGTGGGGCCCGTTGCACCCGTTACACCAGTTGGCCCGGTCGAGCCGGTGGCGCCAACGCCGGTCGGACCCGTTGGGCCGGTGGCACCGACAAAAGGAATGAGCGCCGACCAGTCGCCAGAGGTAGCGCTCTGCTTGACGAAGAGGGCGGGCTGGGTTGTCGTGATCCCGCCGTCACCGTTGGTCGACAGATACACGAAATCGGCTGCGGCGCCGTCATGGGCAGAGCGCCCCGAGTAGAGGCCCGTCGCGTCGATCTGAAGGCCGTTTCCTTGGGGCCCAGTCGCACCCGTGGGGCCAGTCGCCCCGGTCACACCGGTCGGGCCCGTGGCGCCAGCGGCACCAACACCTGTCGGTCCGGTGACACCCGTGGCGCCCGCCGGTCCGGTGGCGCCCACAGGTCCCGTGACGCCAGTTGCGCCGAGGCCGGTTGGGCCGGTCGCACCGGTCACGCCAGTTGCGCCAGCCGGCCCTGTAGCTCCGGTCGCGCCGACCCCCGTCGGACCAGTAGCGCCAGTGGCGCCCGCCGGGCCAGTCGCACCAACCGGACCCGTGGCCCCGGTTGTGCCGGCGCCCGTAGCGCCGGTTGGTCCTGTGGCCCCAACGCCTCCGTCGCCTGTTCGCGAGAAGCCGACGGCGCAGACCGTCGTATCGGTGAGGGTGCCGTTTCCCGCTACGTAGGCGATCGTGACGGTGCGATAGCCAGTGGAGTTAACGACGGAACCGGTGACGTTGTATTCGCGCCAGATCGATGGCGATGCCTTGCTGGCGATGCGCAGCCGACCGCGAACGGTCGATGTGCTGTCGTCCCAGGAATCGAGTATGCCGGTAACATCGGCGCCGGACAGGTTGTCGACGTTGTCGATGTACATCGCAGTCGCAGAGGAGTGCGACGCGTTGTTCAGCCGAAAGATGCCTGAGCCGGGATCAGCCGCGGTTGTGGTCGACGAGAAGGCGTACGTGAGACCAGAGGAAAAGCCCTGCGGACCCGTAGCGCCAGTCGGGCCGCCAGACGGGCCGGTGGCACCCGTGGCACCAGTCGCGCCTACACCCGTAGCGCCAGTCGGGCCAACGGCCCCGGTGGGGCCGGTCGACCCGGTAGCACCCGCTGGGCCAGTCGGGCCAGTCGGGCCTCCGCTGGGCCCAGTCGCACCGACATTACCTGCTCGAACGAACTCGAGTGTGACCGCGGCTGCGTCGTCGATCGCGGTGCCGGCAGTAACGTAGGCCAGAGTTAGCTTGCGATAGCCAGTGCCATTCACGACCGAGCCGCTGACGTTGAAGGCCGCCCATTTGGTGGCGTCTGTCACGTCGCGGACGATCAGGGATCCCTTGATAGGATTGGTGCTGTCGTCCCACGTATCCAGAAGGGCTGAAACGTCGTTGCCGTTGGCATCGTTATTGTCGAGGAACGCGCCTGTAACTGACGCGAGGGTCGCGTTATTCAGGCGGGCGGTCCCAGCGCCGGGATCGGCATCCGCGGTGAGAACCGAGAACGTGTAGAAAAGGCCCCGGTTCGCATCGAGCACCGAGAGCTGCTCGAGCATCTCGCGTACCCGTTCGGAATAAACAGATGGTTCCGGCTGCGCGATGACCTGAAACTCCGCACCGGAGATGTCCGTCGACCCGCCGAGGAGGTCGACAAGCGTCATGGCGAGGTCATCAGTGGGAGTCTCGGCGAGCTGGCCAATGATCCCCATGCCGGGAACAAGGATTAGGGCGCCCTTACGATAGGCCGTCCCAATGGTGCCGACGCCTGTGATCGCCGCCGAATTATGGGCGACAGAAATCGTCCCCGGCGCAGGGGTGATGGTATAGGCCAATGGGATGCCTCGAGGAGTTTAGGGGTGCGCGAATCCGGGACGGACGCTTAGCGTGACGGCCCAAGTTGAGGTGTACGTCGTTGGGTCTGACGTTGATGGCTGACCGGAGCCGCCGCGCATCGAATGGATGTCGTTGCCGCTACCGGCCAGCGGAAAACTCAACCAGCCGGTGGGATCGCCATCGTGCGTCCAAAGATTCTGCCAAGCCGCCGTCGCACTGCCGTCGTAGCTTTGCACGCCGGTCTTCATATTGCCGCCGATGTCGTTGGTGAACTGCGCCTGGTATTTCACCGATTGGTAGGCTTCGAGGTAGACGTTGCGCGTACCATCGCCGTTATCGGTTGGCGCGAGAACAACCTTGATGATCTTGCGCCAGGCGTGCGTTCCCTCCAAGACCGCGCAGCCGCCGTCGAGATATGTACTCTGGCCCTGCTTCTGGTAGATCGACACCAACGAGAAGAAGAACGAATAAGTGCCTTGGGTCTGCGTTAGATTGGCGACCACATCGATGTAGTTGCAGTCCTTCGGCACTGTCCCGATTGTGACGCGAGGGATGTTATAAGGACTGGCTTGATCCGGCCCCCACGTTCCTGGATGGACCGTGGCAAAGCTAACTCCCTGATAGACCGCCCCGCCGCCAACGCCGCCGTTCCATCCGTAGTAGATGGCGTTGCCATGGAAGAACTCAGGAAAGACTACGTTTCCCGAATAGCTTAGCCACGACGATGGCGGCAACAGCGCGGCTGGCGCCGCGTCGCTGCGCCATACGACGCGGCCCCCACTATCGAGGTGCTCGAAGGCACCAGCGATATTGTCGTAGGCAAACCGTCCCATCAGTAGACACCGCTGACCGGTACGAACGGGGGGCCGGCCCACGAGCCGCCGTAGCCCGGTTCATCAAAGATGACGCCGCCGGTGACGACGCGGACGAAGCCGTCGTTGAGATCCATTGTCGCGCCAAGATTGATGTCGAAGCTGCTTTCCGCGGCTATTGCCTTCCGCAGGTAGTGGCGGTCACTGCGGACGCGGCCGTGATCAATAAGCGCGACACCGGTAGTGTCATTGTAGGACAGCAGATCCTGCACCAGCGGATCGCGGGCCGGCCGCGTGAAGATCAGCACCTGGTACGAGAGAGTGTCGGCCTCGAGATCGACATCGCCTGACGTGCAGTGTTCGCGCAGGTAGATGTTGGTCGTGTCGGCCCAATGGGATATGGCGCGGCTGCGCTGTGAAGTGGTGCCGGACCCGCGGATAATAGTATGCATTCCCGCCGGCAGGCGGGCGCCGTTGTACGCAACCATATAGGTCGGGACGTACCCCAGGCCGTGCGCGTAAAGCACGATGTCTCTATCGGCCTGCGTACCTTTGATGGTGATCGACAGGCCGATAGATGAGAACACCAGATTCGACGCGGTTGCGAGCAGCGCATGGGTAATCGAAACAGTCTGCACCGGGACAAGCAGCTCGTAGTAATCGAACGCGGTGTTAAACTTGTTGTTGGCGAGCCAATTCGCTGGATCGACGGCCGGGCGATTACACGGCGCCGACGACTCCGTGAGCCTACCCCCGCCAGGTGCGCTCTCGATAATGGCCACGATGTCGAGATCGTTAAGGGCTACGGCGCGAGAGTTCATGTTGCCGATCCCACAGAGAAATTGCCGAACCGGGAGTCCCAGATCATGGCGGCGGTGCCATCGGAGTTCGTCCAAAGGCAGATGTCGGCGATTATTGTCTTCGTCGAGAGACCGTCTTCGTCGATCTGAAGGGCCTCCATGGCGCTAACGACGACACCGCTGTCATCTGTTTGGAGGCTCTGGATGACCTTCACCGCCGCCCCTAATGGCGTCGACTGGACTTCCATCTTGATGAGACCGGAGGCACTCGCACCATTAGCAGTGGCCTGCGCCAGGGTCGCAACGGCGGCAGCGGCGGCAGTAGCGGTCGCCAGCGTTTCCGCGACGATCTGCACCGTCGCCAACACGCTGCCGACCTGCGAACTTAAGTCTGCGAGCACCTGCCGCTTGTCGACGGCGTTGGCCATATCCTGGTCCTGCAGCGTCGACGACACCGCTTCGAGATTTTCGCTGAGATCGGCGATCGACTGGGTAACGTAAGACTGCAGGGCCCGGAGCTGAGGATCGAATCCGTGAATGCCGATGTAGCCGCCGCCCGGCGGCATATCGAGGACCGAAAAGGTCAGCGTGCTCCACGGCCCTTGAGCAACATTGATGCCGGCCACACGCAGCATCGGCGGCTGAGGGTTTATGGACGCAGTGAAGCGGTTCTGGGCGCCCGAGTATACTGGCGTCCATGTCGCGCCTAGATCGTAAGATGCTTCAGCCACATAGGAGGTCGCGCCGGCGGCTGGCAACCACATCGCCGTGAGCTCGAGACCTCCAACCGCAGCAACCAGGGCGCCGGTCAACTGGTAGATCACCGGCAGAGGGTTGGTCGCCGGTGGCAACGTCGGCGTCGTCCATGGCGACGGCATCGTCTCGGTATGATCGGCGGCGTAGACCTCCGGCGCGTCGATTACGCAAAGGAGATCGACGTGGCCGGAAGAATCTGGTGTCGCCGAAACCACAAGCCCGTTGAAAGGCCTCGTCTCGCCATCGCATAGCAGGAGGGCGGCACTTTCTTCGCGATCGCCGGCCAGCAGATCGTCAAGATCGCCCATGTTGGCTTCGACGATGCCAAAGTCGGTGGCATCAAGAGTGATGACCCGGCCAACTATTGACGTGATCAGGCAGGGTCCCCATTCCTGCCCGGTTGCATCGCGAAGAATGACATAGCCATCGGCTTCCGGCGGATCGACATCTCTATCGATCGTAATGACTCGCGCCGTTCGCGAGGCAACCTTGGCCTGCGCAACACCCTCGATAAATGGATGCATGACAAGCACGGGGTCGCCGCGAACGAGAAGCTTGCCTTCCCATTCTGCCGTGAAGCTGACGAACTCGCGCTGATATGCGTTGATCGCAGCGGCGGTGATGCCCTCACGCCAAGCCTGGTCGTGATTGTCGACGCCGAACAGCGTGACATCCTGCGGATCCTCGCTGCCAATGGCGCCGATGGTGCAGAGCACCTCGCGGGTGTCCCATACCGTCTTGTCGAAGTACGAGATATTGACGCTATCCGGCGCCGTATCATCGAAGAGGACAAGCTTGTGCTGGAACGAGCCGCGGATGACGTTGAGCGGCGTGAAGACCGCGCGCTTGATCGACTTGGGCTCAAGGCGGACAAAGCCGATCCGGCCAGCCATGCGAACCGCTTGGGTGCGACCGGCGCGCAGGATCGCGGTCAGCGCGTCCTTGGCGGTCTGAGCGCTATCAAAAATGGCATTGAAGGTGTCGCCACGGCTCGTCCAGGTCGCATCGAGCGTCAAAAGAGCTGATACATCATATTTTGTATCGGCGACCGAGATGCCGTAGCTCGTGTCGCGCAGCATGTCTGCGGCTGCCCAGGCGATCGACTGCGTCGACTGCGGAGCGCTCCATGACGTGCCGTCCCAAATCGGCAGCCAACGCTGAGCGGTGACGTTGATCTGGGACGCCGAGAACTGGCTGAGCTGATCGTTGGCCTTGATCTTCATGGCCAGCATCGTGCAATTCGGCGGCGTCACGAAGCCGGTGAGGTAGCCGCGCAGGCCTACCCACGAGCAGGCGTCTACCTTGGTGGTGCTGTCCGGATTGAAGGCCTGTTCCGACGAGAAGCGGACCTGGTAGCGAGCCGGTGTTACATCAGCCGCGCGACTCAGCCGCTGCGGCGTGCGCGTCCCGAACGAGATCGTCTCGCGGAAGACATCGGACCAACCGCCGATCGGCGTCCCGCTGTCATCTACCTGCTGATATTCGGCGCGCAGCTTAACCGACAGGGTATCGATGCCCTGCCCGCCGCTATCGGACTGGCCCAAGCCGGCCGGGAACGCGAAGTCGACGGCGATGCGATTGATCGTCGTGCCGGAAGCGTTGACCACGAAGGGGCCGAGCACCGCCGGCGGATCCGGCACCGTTTGGCCGGACACCTCCGAAGAGGTCTCGACGTTCGCCGGGAACAGCGTAATCGAGTCGCCTGGCTCGATGAATTCGAAGGTGAGATCCGTAAAGGTGGCCGAGTAGCCGTCCGTGGAGTTCCACGCTTCGGTGTCATCGATCTCGATCTTCTCGACCTTGGCCAGCCCCGGCGTCAGGCAGAAAAGCTGGTAGAGATATTGGTCGTTGCCCGAATACTCCGCGTAGGGGCGCGACGCGAAGCGCGGCGGGTAGCGGAGGCGCCCGTAGAGCACCGGGATGATGTCGAGCGGCGCCGCTGTGTTGCTGGCAGCGCTTGCCGAATAAACCGAACCTGCGGTGTCGTTCGACGACGAAGGCGACGGCTGCGACAGCAGCGGGCTGAGAAGCGCCGTGCCGCCGAGCAGGAACGCGATCGACGTCACAGACGATGCGATGGTGAACGCAGCCGTGCCCGCCGTGAAGCCCAATGCGCCGGCGACGAACCCGCCGACCAGCGGGGCGGCAACTGACAGCGCGATCGCCGCGATTAGGCCAACGATCTGCTTTCCGCCGCCGTTGCCACCGCCGCGCGGCACGGCGATGAACGCCAGTGACTCGCCGGGGCGCACCATCTTGACGGCCCACGTCCCGCGCATAACGGGCTCGCCATCCATGACGGCGACGGTCGGCACGTTGAAGGCGAGATCATAGGCCGCCACGATCTCGGCGACTGCCATCGGCCGCTCGAGCTCGATCGTGCGCTCAGGCGAGCCAAACGGGCCCGAGAGCAGCACAACGCGGCCGCCGGCAATCTCTGGGGCGTTGGGATGCATTAGAATCTTCCGGAAGTCAGGCGCGCAGAGCGACGTCCATCTCGCCTGCGGCGAGAGCAGTCTTCACCGCTTCAACAACAATGGCGCGGACGCTGTTCTCGGCCGGAACGTGGAACCTGACGCGCCGCCAGCCCATGGCCTGCAGCTCGATGAGGCGATCGGCGACGACGCCGCACTTCTCGATGGCGTGGATTATCAGGCCGCCATCTTCGACGACCCATGTGCCGATGTGATAGCCAACATGCTGATGGGCCATCGTGACCAAGCAAACGTCCACCGGGGACGCAATCTCGACCCAGCGATTGCGCTCTGGATGAACCGCGATCGCCGAGGCGATGGCGATGCGCCCCGCCGTCGACGGCATCTCAAAGGCCGGCATGTCTCGATCGGCCAGCCCCTTTTGCAAGATGCGCGCAGCGCTCCAGCAATCGACTTCGCCAGGGCCCTGCCCGCCTAGCCGGTACGGCGTGCCGATCAGTCCGTTGATGAGAGCAGCTCGATCGGTCATCAGTTCGATCCGCCGAACAGGCCCGGAAAGTCATCGCGGCTGAATTTGCGCCGCGGGAACTGGGCATTGAGGAGGTCGACGAATGATGCCGAGCCCTCGAGCCGCAACAGGGTCGCCGTCACAACCTTCATCGTAAGCTGGTCGATCTTCATGTCCGGCGCCGCCGAAGGCGTGTACACCCCGGTCGACGGGTTACGGATCGCCACCCATTCCCGGTAGATGACCATGGCAGACGCGCGGACTCGAGCCGCCGCCTGCAGCTTGGGCCAGATCGACCGGGGGACATTATCGATCGCCATCGACAGTGAGCCGAAGCTGCTGTCGGTCTGTTCCGGCAACGTCACCGTCATGGCGAGCGACGAAAACGTCTTGGTCTCGCCGCCGAACAGTGGGGCGTCATCCTCGTAGGTCAGATCCCAGTCGCGATCGTCGAGCGCAACACGCACGGAGTCGGCGTTGTTGTCGCCGTCGACGAAGGCGGGATGCAGGAGCTCGAGGGTTTGGACAACATAGTCGTCCGCCGGCGCCGAAGCGTATGCCTCGGCGAGGGCAGCAGTCCAATCTGGCATTACCAGTCCTCAACATCGAGGCTGACAGAGACCACGTGCAGAGAGTCCGCGGTCATGCTGTCCTTGTAGGGAGCGGTGAAAGTGCAGTTCTTGGTGGTGTGGGCAGACCCATCCCAGATGGGCGCCGTGAACTGCAGCGTCCCGTCGACCAGTGTGTCGCGCACCCAAGCCTTGAAGGTTTGGAACTGCGCGTTGGTCATCGGGATCGAGAACGCCAGCGTCGCAATATTCTTGGTGGTGGAGCGACGCTGGCGCGTATTGCCGTCATCCATGTCCGTCGCGAGCGGAGCCCGAAACGGAGTCGTGGATAGACTGTTGGGCGCCGGGCTAGACGGCACCCCACCTGGCCAAGCTTCCATCTATCGACCCTGACGTTTGAGGCCATAAACCTGGCTCATGGTGCCATCCATGGTGCCGTCGGCGATTGCGGTTTTCATCGCCCCGACCACGATCTTGGCGACGTTGATGCCCTTGGCATCCTTGGAGAGCGATGCGCTCTTGGCAGCGATCGGATCGCCGCCCTCGTTGTAGATCTCCACGCGGAGACCGCCGTCGATGTTGCTGTTCGCAGCAGCACCAACGAACCCGCCGTCGGCGTAACCCTGAAGGTTGTCGAGACGGGCACGACCAATGCGAGCGGTTGCCGCTGCATTGAAGACGTATTCGCCCTTGTGGACGATGCCCGCTGGCGTGAAACGACCGCCGTCGCCTGTGTAGCCGCCAACGGCGTAGGACGAACCGTAGCCGCCGAGCTCGCCAAGCCCCGTGCCGGCAGCACTGCTGCCGCCGATCCCGAAGACCGACAGAATGCCGCCCAACAGGCCGCCGCTGCCGCTGCCGAGACCCTGGAGGCCCTGGAACAGCTTGTTGATGCTGGCGTCGAGCGCCATCTGAAGGAGCTGTTCCGCCAGCTTGCCGCAGGCGTTGTTGAGCGCGTCGAGGAGGCTGACGCCGTTCTCCAGATCGCTGAGGAAGCCGTCGAGAAAACCCTGTGCGAGATCGTGCGTCTTTTGCAGGGTATCGTTGAAACGGATCTCGTTGGCGATCAGCAGGCCCTGCCCGTCTGTCGCCGACAGGCCCGATCCCTGCAACGTGCTGGCGATCTTCTGGTCGGCATCGGAGGCGAAGAGCTGGCTGCTATCAAAGGCCAGGTTCTGCTGGATCTTCGCGGCGTTGATCTTCCGCATCGCGTCCGCGATTTCGACGAGCTTCTTCGGCGCGTTGGTCATGTCATCTGAGGCGAAGGCCGCGGCGTATGCCTCGATGTCCTTTTCGCCGATGCCCATAGTGCGCGCGGTCTCGACAACCTTTTGGCCGAATTCGTCGAGAGGCGACGCCGCGATCTCGTCGTTGAGCTTTTCCATGCCCTCGGTGAACTTCTTCGCGTCGGAGGTGCCCGACTTCAGCGCAGCGGACTCGGCTGCTTCCTTCTGGACAATCGTTGTGGCGAGGGCTTTGGCTGTTGCGTCGGACAACGGATTGCCGCCGGCCGGAACGGACTTCTGCAGCGACTTTGCCTTGGTTTCGATCTGGCGCTGCTGCGCCGTCTCGTTGGCTTGCCGGAGGAGGTTCTCGGTGTAGGCATCGGTGATGTCCTGGCCCTTGTTGAAAGCCACGGCATTGCGCTTGTCGGTGTCCTGGTCGATCATCGCGACGCCGCTGACTTCCGCGCCGACGTGCTGCTGATAGGTGAGCAGTCCGGCGAGCAGGGGGATGGCGGTGCGCAGGCGGCCGATCAGATCGTCCATCGGCCCGCTCAAGTTCTGCTTGCTGATCTGGTCGAGCAGATCGTTGACGTCCTTGGCGTCTTTCTTGCCGGCCTCGAACTGGGTGACCATGTCGGCGATCTGCGCGGCGGCATCACGCGAGGCTTGGTCAGCAACGAAGTAGTTGCCGCCTTTGGGACTCATCCGCGGCGCGGTGATCGCATTCAGCGCATTGAGGATGTTCTGCAGGTTCTGCGGATCGTAGTGGAAGACCGCGTCGATCGCGTTCTGCCCATTCTTCATCTTCGCGATTTCGTCGTTGATTTCGCGGAGCTTGCTGCGCAGCTCGTCCTGCGTCATATCGGCGATCGACTTGCCGACACCGTTGAGGGCGTCAGCCGTGTCCTTGCTGACCAGGCCTAGATCTTCCATCTCCTTGCGGATGTCGGCCGTCTTCTGGATGCTGGCCTCGACGTTGGACTCGTAGAGCCCGATGCCGGCGATCGCCGCCATGAAGGCGACGCCCGTCCAGCCGCCGAGAAATGCCAGCACCGAACCGCCGGCCTTCTGGGCAACGCTTAGGGCGCGCTGCGACAGCGTCAGCCGATCGGTAACCGCAATCGCCTTGGTGCGAAGAGCGGTATCGGCTTCCTGAAGCTGCGAGATGTTGGTGATTGCGGCCGCGCGATCGGCATCGGCAGCCTTCAGAGACTCTGTGCTGGTAACGTAGGCCTTGTCGACATTCGTCGCCGCTGCCGCGACATCGGCTTGCGCCTTGGTGATCTGGCGGTCGAGATCATTGACCTGAGCGGCCGCGGCCGTGATCGCCTTGGTGTCGAACTCGCCGGCAGCGGCCTGCGACAATGACTGGCGGGCGGTCTGCAGCTTTCCGAGCGATGAATCGAAGCGCGACATCGCCTCGGCTTCGGCCGCCATGCTCTGCTCGAGCGACTGCGTGCCAACGCTGGCGTTGCTCGCGACCTTGAGGTGCGTCATCGCCTCTTCCGCGGCCGCGGCCTTCATGGCCAAGCCGACGCGTTCCGCATCGGCGGCGTTGAGCTGCTGAGCCTTGGCTACCTGCTTGTCGAGATTCTCGATGAGCTTCGCCTGCGCGGTTTCGAGCTTCTCCTCGGCGATCAGCCGCTCGACTTCCAAAGAGTTGAGTTTTTCCTGCGCCCGCGCCTGCGCATTGGTGGCGCTTGCAATCGCCGGCTGCTGAGCGGCAATCGCCTTGCGGGTGTAAGCATCGGGCAGCGCCGGGCCGACACCGCCCTCTGGCGTCGACGTGGCCAGGTTCGAGTTGGTCTGGGCAATGGCCTGCGCGATCGCGTCACGCTGCTTCGAAATACCCTCAAGCTCGGCCTGCGCAGCTTTGACCTCAGCCTTGTTAGGAATGAGCGCGGAATAGGCCTTCGTCGTCGCGCCGCCCAGGAGCTTACCCCCGAACGCCGCGGCTGAAAGACCTGCAATCAGGGTGAGGTACTTCGCGATCTCGTCGAAATTGTCGGCGAGACTCGAGAGTGCCCCGGCCAGCTTGCCGGTTACGCCGTACGTTTTATCGCCGGCGCCGATGTACATGAGAAAGGCATTGCCGACGCGGGTCATCGCCTGCCCGACCGTGACCGAAGTCTTGGCAAAGCTGGTGTCGATCTCGTCGCTGGCGCCGAGGATAGCCCTGGCCACCACTTCGCCCGTCAGCTTGCCGGCCTGGCCCATCAGGCGAAGCTGGCCGATCGTGACGCCGAGCTGCTTGGCCATGGCCTGCAGCAGCACTGGCGCGTTCTCGGCGACGGAACGGTATTCGTCACCGCTGAAGCGGTTGGACGCGATACCCTGCGACAACTGCAGCGCGGCGCCGGCGGCTTCTTCGGGCGTGGCGCCGCCGATGGCGAACGCCTTCTGCACCGTGGAGGTGACACGGACCAACTGGTCCTGCGTCATGCCGTAGTTGGTGGCCGCACGCGCGAGACGCGCATACATGGTCACCGTGGCTTCCATGCCGGAGCGCGTGTCCTGCGACACGTCGTAGAGCTTCTTCTGGACCGCCGCGAGATCTTCGCTCGAGTCCGTCACCGTCTTGAGCTGATTGCTCATCAGCTTGGCGGCGTCGGCCGTCTTGAGCAGGAAGGTGGCCGCAAAGGCCGACGTCAGAGACGTGCCGGTGATTGCGGCGAGACCAAGCATGGCCGCGCGCAGTTTGCCGACCTCGCTGCCCGCAGTCGAAGCGTCCTTCAGCATGTTGCTGAAGAGCTTCACGCGCAGGTTCTGGTTCATCGACGACTGGAGCGACGTAACCGAACGAGAGGTGTTGTTGAGCGACGTCCGGATTCGCTGGCTGTCGCGGTCGATCGAGGAGGCGGCGCTCGTGAAATTACGAGCGCCAGCCGTATCTACCATCAGGGCGATGTAGATATTGCCGACTGCATCGGCCGCCATGGATCGCCCCTAGAGTGTGGGCTCAGCCATCTTCACCGGCGCCCCGCTCATTTGGGAGAGGAGCGCAGCCCATTGCTGAGCCGTTGCCGGTTTGGGCGCCGGTTCGGCGCGGCCAAGCAATTTGTCGATGGACTTGGGGTAATCCTTCGGGATGTGATGCCCGATGGTCACCAATTGGCCTGTGAGCCAGGCGGACTGCACAACCCGTTCCCAGGCTGCGTCGCCCTGCTCGTGACAGTAGTCACGAATCTCAAGCACCGTTAGGCGGCGGACTTCTCCAGGTCGGAGCCCGGCTCGGTAGGCGGCCGTCCGAACTGTTGTGAGAAAATCAACGCCGCTAGATGAGGGTCGCCGTCGATCTCTTTCAACCTCTTCTTGGTTGTCTCGAGATACTCAGCTTCCTCCTGGAGCTTCTTTTCGGCGAATGTCTTGCCGTAGAGCTGCAGGAATAGCGCGTCGTAGATCGCGTCCCGGGTTTCATCGAGATTGCGCAACCCAGAGAAATCTAGGGGCGCTTCTTTATCGTCGGCGCGGACGCCGCCAATCAGCGAGACTTCGATGCAAGTCTTGAAGGCTGGGACGTTGAAATCGGCAAGGCCGGCGAGGACGGTGTCGAGCCATTTATCGCTGTAAGCGCTCTGCAAGCGCTCCATCGAGTCGATGGTGAACTGAAGGAAGGCGCCATCCCCGAATCCGGAGATGGCGACCTCTCCCCTTGCCTTGTTGGCAGGTCTGCTCATCCGAGCTCCTACAGATCAACGCGGCGGATGGCGCCGGTCGGCGTGAGTGTAAAAGCCTGAGTCATCAGGCCGGTCGGGGACACGTCGATGTTGCCCAGCTCCGAGCAATACGCATCGCACTCGAGCGTAGTCATGATGCCGAGCTGCGACGGGTTGATGCGGAAGGTCTGGATCGAGCGATCCTCGAGGAACTTGGCGAGGCCAGAGACCGGGCCCAGGGTAGGATCGGAAGGATCCCACTGGACGGTGCCAGTCCAAGCCGTCGAATGCTTCAGGCCGGGAGTCATCTCGGCGTAGAAGTCGGGGCTGTTGAGGTGGGTGCTATCCACCATGTCCAGCGTGGCGCCGCCGCCGCTGAGTGTGGTCACGTTGGCGACGGTCGCCCAGGTCGGCGACGGATTGCCGTCGGAAACCTGAAGCAGAACGCCAATACCAATTTTGCCGGTCGATGCTACGCCCGTCATAAGTCGCTCCTGTGGAGGTATGGCCGCTGCCCCGGGCGGCTAGGTTTTTTGGGCGTGACGAGCCGGCCCGGCGGTCAGCCAGGACGGGCGCATTCGTCGATGGAGGGGTTGGCTAGAGCCGGCGCTGCCGGCGGGCCTCGGATTCCTTGAAGGTCGATAGGCCGAGCCGCTCATGGACCCAGTGGTCGACGCCATTCCAAGGCCGGAACTTCCAAGTGCCGATGTCTCGCGACTCCGGCTTGGCGTCGGCCGCAAGGGCGTCCTTCGCAGGCGCAGAGGCAGCGACCGGCGCTGCAGGCGCGGGAGCGGCAGTTGCGGTTGCCGAGACTACGGCGGGCTGCGCTGCGGCAGCGGGAGCGGCATCAGCCATTCCGGATCTCCTCAATTGGAGCGACGGAACTTCATGCCCATCGCATTGGCTCTGGCCTCGATGCGGGCCAGAAGGTCATTGCTGAAGCTGCTGATCGCCCCGGCCTTGTTGTTCTCGTAGGCCGGCACCATTGCGGGGTTGGGCGCAGCGCCAGGATGCTGCCAGCCGCCATGGAAGTGGGGCTGGTAGTGAGGCATCGTGCCGAACTCGAGCAGATGCAGCAGGTAGCGAGCACGGCGGCTCGTGGCGCCCATCTTGTAGGTGCGGCGCGTCGGCGTGACCGTCGATCGCTTGATAGCAACGCCGGCATCCACGAAACCGCCGTCACGCGGCGATTCAGGTTGTGGGAAGAAGGCAGGATACTTGCCGACGTAGTTGCGGTTGGCGCGCATCGCGTCTTTGGTCTGCTGCAGCATCGGCGCCAGCGAATTCTTTGCCGCGGCATCGATATCAGCGGCGCGTGGGCCCTTACCGAGCTCGCGCAGCGCAGCGGTCAACTCGGCATCGCCCCGCATGACGGGAGCTGCCATCTATGGAGTCTCTCTCCACTGCACGTAGAACTGCAGGACCCGGCTAAAGGTGATCAGGTCGTCGCTGTATCGGCTGAAGGACGTCCCGGCGAACCAGATGTCGACATCGACGCAGCCGGCGATCGACTCCTTGATGACGCCGTTGAGCGTCCTCATGACGAGCTTGCTCAGGGTCTCGGCATCGGTCGCCGATCGTGCCAGGCACTCGACCTGCATCCGGTCGGTGAAATACTGGTCGGCGCCAGCGAGCGAGAGGCCGTCACGGCCAGAGACGATGTTGACCAGAATGCTCGGCGGCGCGTCGGTCTTCTCGAACAGCACCGGCCGGATTGTCTGGCCAACAACGTTCGTAACGTCTGAATCAGCCAGCAGTTTCTGGATGATGATCGCGGTGGCACTCAT